TAACCCTTTTACAGATTTTAAGTCAGTTACTATTGCTGATTTTACTTTCATTTTAAATAAATCAATAACTACGTCTGTCACAGCAAGTACCTCAACACCAGCCCATCCAGAAGCTATTGTTCATGTAAAGCAGGGTAACTACGCCCAAGACTATAAAGTCTTCATAGACAATGTACAGCGAGCTACATACACCACCAGTGCTACAGACAAGGCTGACCTAAAGACTAACAACATTGCCACACAATTGACTAGCCAGTTAATTAGTAACTTAGGTTCCGTATACACCATCACCCGCAATGGTTCTGCTATCCGAATCCAGAGAACAGATGGTAATGACTTTACTTTGCGCACTGAGGATTCCTTTGGCAACGCTGCGCTAATAGGTTCTAAAGGTTCAGTACAAAGATTCTCTGATTTGCCAAGACGTGCATTCAATGGCTCAAAGATGAAGGTCGTAGGTGAAGAAACTTCTGAAGCTGATAATTACTACGTTGAATATGAAGCTGGTGATACTGCCGAAGGTGTCTGGAAAGAGTCCATAGCAGAGGGCGCAGACTCCACATTAAATGCAGCTACCATGCCGTGGAAACTTGTGAGAAATGCTAATGGCACATTCACGTTTTCTCCCAACGCTTGGATTAGCCGTTCTGTCGGTGATGCTATATCGGCAAGTGACCCTTCCTTTGTAGGAAAAAAGCTTAACGATATATTTTTCCACCGCAACCGATTAGGCGTGATTGCAGATGAGAATGTCATCTTTAGTCGCTCTGGAAGTTACTTCAGTTTCTATCCAGAAACAGTGACCACTGTTTTAGACACTGACCCTATTGATGTGGCTGTAAGTCACACCAAAGTATCAATACTTCGCCATGCGATTCCATTTAACGAGACACTTCTGCTGTTCTCTGACCAGACTCAATTTATGTTGAGTGCCGGTGATTCATTGACCCCAGCAACTGTGTCCATAAATCAGACGACTGAATATGAATCAAGTTTACAAGCAGAGCCTGTCGGTGCTGGTGAGTATGTGTACTTCGCCACTAATCGTGAAGGCTTCACAGGTGTGCGAGAGTTCTTCGTACAGGCAGATACTTCGAGCAATATCGCTATTGATGCGACCCTCAATGTCCCTCGTTATATAAAAGGTGAGGCTACGACATTAGTTTCAAACACTAACGAAGACATGATATTTGTTTTAACAGATGGTGTTCATACTGTGCCTACTTGTTACGTTTATAAGTATCTCAGGCGCGATGGTTCAGCATTACAAATGTCTTGGTCTAAGTGGGAGTTTCCTCACGCCAACCGGATATTGAATCTGTCTGTCATTGAATCTACAGCGTTCTTTATCATCCAACGTGGTACTTCAATCATCCTTGAAAAAATGCAGTTACAAGAGTCTCCTGAAGTAACAGCCACAGGGAAAATGGTATACCTTGATGGTCTGGCATCTGGTTCTTCACCAGCCGCTAACCAAGTCACAATCACATTAGATGGTGAAAGTTTTGTGGGTTATCCATACACGATGGCCTATACCTTCTCAACGCAATACAAGAGAAGTGCAGGAGCAAATGGCAGCCAGCTAACAGACACATCTGGGCGTTTACAGTTAAGGCAATTCAAGCTTTTGTACCAAAATACAGGCAGCTTTTCAGTCACGACTAATACCCAAGGTGTCACTCATAGTTACGGCTTCAATGGCCCACCACTTGGAATTATGAACATAGGTTCAGCAACCCTTACAGATGGTGAATTTGAATTTCCAATCCTATCTAAGAATGACCGAGTGTCTATTACAGTGAACAACTCCACTCCCTATCCGAGTGCGTTTCAATCAGCAGAATGGACAGGTTACTACACGACTAAATCAGGAAGAATATAAATGGTAGCTTTAGTTAGATTAGCAACCATTGATGATTGCAATAAGTTAGGCCCACGTCTAAGAGAAGCTGATAAGCATGAACTAAAAGTCTCTTGTGGGTATGGGCCAGTTACAGCTTTAACTCTGTCACTTAACGCTTCAGATGCATCCTATGTGGCTGTTGATGAAGTGGGTGAGCCTATCCTTATGTTTGGTGTCGTATCTTCCCCCCAGGATTTTGCAGGAGTGCCTTGGATGCTAGGCAGCAAGGGCATCTACAAACACACAAGGCAGCTTCAAAAAGAGTGTAGGGAGTGGCTAGAAGTAGTTCATTCAGACTACGACCTACTATTTAATTATGTCCATGCAGAGAATCCTAAAGCTATACGATGGCTTCAATGGATGGGCTTCACAATGATTCAACTTATCCCCGACTTTGGGGTGGGCAAGGAACCATTCTATGAATTTGTAAAGGTGAAATAACATGTGCAACCCTATGATGTTGTCAGTCGCTTCAGCAGGTGTAAAATTTATTGAAAAGCAAGAAGTTGCTGACGCACAGAACAAAGCTGTACGTGCTAATTACTTGCAGCAAATCTCGCAGAAAAACATGGCAACCCTGCAAGACAGTACGGCAGCCTCTGACAAACTTTTCCAAGACACTATTAAAGCCCGAGAAGCACAAGCTAGTTATGAAGCTTCTGTCGAAGGCATGAGTGGGTCAATAGTTGGAAGAATTATGCGTGACAAGAGAGCAGTGGAAGCCCGAAACAAGCAGAACATCAATACCAACTATGAATACAAACTTCAGCAAACACAATATGAGCTAGAGGGCTTGCGAGTCCAAGCTGATGGTCGGGGTAAACGTGGGCCAAGCTTACTAGCTACGGGTTTAGAAATTGGCAACGCTGCCTATGACAATGGTTATTTTGACTCTAGTCCTGCTGGACAAACTGATTACACAGAATATTAAGGAACAACAATGGCGACAAATACTGGCATCGAGGTGACAGCACTTCGCCCTGCGGCTTCAGCAGGGGACTTCTACGTCCGTCCTGAAGCACAAAATTCTGGCATAGCACAGGGTCTTGAGAGACTTGCTGGAAGTATGAGTAAGAAAAAAGAATTAGAAGATAAGGCTCGTGCAGAATACCTATCTCTATCAGACAGTTTAGACGCAACTAATGTGGATGCTTTGCACAACATGCAAATGTACGCCCATGAATCACCAGCCGTGCAAGCAAGGATTTTAGAACTCCGTGGACAGAAACTCGGCAACAAATTTGGCACTGACACAAAAGCTGCATGGAATGAATGGAAGACTACAGCACCAGAAGATGGCACTGGTATAGAGGAATTTTTTTCTAAACAAAAAGAATCTTTAGCTCAATCTTTGAATGGCAATAAGTTCATGGTTGCTGGAGCTATGGGGCGCATGAGAGAAGTTGAATCTTCACTTCGCGCACAGCACAGTAGCTATTTAGATTCACGTATCCGTGGTGATGCTGTAGTCCTTATGGACGAAAATCTTGGCAGCATTATGTTGTCTGTACAAGAAGGAAGTCTATCAAGAGAATCTGGTCTAATTGAAGTCCAATCAATTATAGATGACACAGTAAACACTGGAGTTGTGAGCAGACCAGAAGCAGCTAAAAATACTTTTGATTCTTTTATAGCTGCATACAAACAAACAAATAATTGGTTTGCCCGTGAACTGGCTGAGAAAAGCATTTATGCCACTGGGCCAAATGGTAAGAAAGTCACAAACATTAAAGCCATTGCAGCCCTAGAAGCTGCTGACGATTACATTGCTGATGAACAGGCTAGAGAAGACAGAGAAGCTGCGACTGCTGCAATAGCCCAACAGAAGGTAGACGTTCAAACAGCTTGGAATAATTACTACACTTTCACAGCTAGTAATCCTAATAAACCTGTACCCCCAGAAATGATTGTTGCCCTAACAGGTGCTGGCGTTTCTATGTCCACCATTAACACACAGCGCAAAGCTGTTATGGAGAAAGATGACGTTCTTTATAACGATACATTTAAGCAAAATTCAATTGCAGTTTTAGCACAAATCCAAAATGGAATGTTTAATCCTGCTGGCAGTGGAATTAACTTAAACACTATGGCTGAAATGTTAGGTGCAGGTTTTCTCCACCCAGATGATGCCACGTCTGTTATGGCTGCTATAAAGACTGCTGAAAATTCAACGCCTCTACTTCATAGTGTTGAGACTAAGGGTTTTAAAAAGCAATTAGTAGACAGGTTAAAGAATAGTTTTATGGTTCAAACACCTTCAAATGCTGCGCTTGTTGAAGCACTAGAAATTGAGTTTGACATGGCTTTTATTGAAAAAGTAGAAGACCACTACAGTGTTGAAGGTGCAGTAAAACCTACCACTGAACAGTTAAGAGTTTATCTAAAAGAAGCAAAGGCAGACATTCAAGAGTCTCAGGCTGCTGTAAAGCAAAAGTCACTAGAGAACTATCAATTTGTACAGGCAATAAAAGCCAGCGCCCAAAAGTCTAAGGAAGGAAGGGCTGCCTTAACTGATGATTCTGATATAGATGATGTCAATAATGTATTGAATAATTCAGCCCGTGGCCCCGCACTTTTAGCTGCCTTACTTGAAGACCCAAATCAATTGATGAGTTTTCAACCAAAAGGTGAGGATGTACAAGAAATTGCAGCTTGGAGAATTTTAGATATTTTATCTGTAGGAGGTGGTGGCTTTGATGCGTGGTACACAGAAAACAGCGCACATTTCACTAGGGTGCAATAACTATGGCTACTGAATTAGACAAAACAATTTTTACTCCTGAAGACTTTGGCATAGCGTCAAGCTCCTTAAACACCAGCGACTCTGCTGTATTTCGCCAAGAAGATTTTGCAGTAAAGACAGAAGATGATTACCTAACAGATGACAGCTTTTTAGCTGACGCTAAACTACTGGCTGACTATCTTCCTGTCCTTCCACCTGATGGTGGCGGTGCAAGCTACATGGAATCTATACAAGGACAACCTGTAGTTGGTGGAAGACAGATTGGGCTTGATGAAATGCAAGCTGGAATGGAAGTGGCTAGAGAAAACTATGCACCTAGCGACCTTGAGTACACTGAAGGCATGATGGACGCTATTGGGCAGATTCAATGGAATCTACCTGACCTTGGCTTAACGGCTATGGGTGTCAGTGATTGGCCTGAAGAAGCTCAGATGGCTTTGATACGCACCATGCAAATCTATGATGATGTTCCTACAGAAGCTAGGCATTATTTAAGAGCAGCAAAAGGAATCGCTTCAGACCCTTCAACCTATGTAGGCTTTTCATTTTTCGCTCAAGCGTTGAAGAACATTGCCTTAAAAGGTGGGGCTGTAAGCCTTATTAAAAGCTTAGTATCCAAACCTGTACTTGGCGCAACAGCAGTTGCGGCTATTGAGGGTGGTGCTTATACGGCTGCTGATGACTTCGCTAGGCAGGGCATAGAAAACAAAGGTGACTTCTCTAAGACAGACACTACACGTTTAGCTAAAGCTACTGGTGTAGGTACTGGTTTTGGTGGTGGTATCGGTTTCTTTTTAAGCAAAGTTCTTGGCCCTGCATTAGTTAAGCAGACTACCAGTGACCCAGAAAATCTTCTTGATGCTCCAACTGATGCAGTTGATGTAAACACTTTGGAAGCACTACCGCAGCTTGATGAGATTGTTAATACTCCTCTTGAAACACCTCCTGCTACTGTACAAGAACCAATTAGTGGTGAACTTTTAGATGATGGCACAGGCACGAATGTGTCCACTAACGCACAACGTGGTGCGCTTGATGAAGGCATAGAACAACCAGTTGATGGTGATGTTAATTCCTTAGATAACGCTGAAGTCATTGGTGAATCCGGTATAGGTGAAGATTGGCGACACATGTATGAAGGTGAACAAACCTTTAATACAGACCGCCTTGAGACTCTTGATGATGTTAAAGCATTTATAGAATCATCTTCTGCTCATTGGGAAAATGTTCGTCTACGTGACGTTGATGGAAATCCAGATGGTGTTGAAACATTAGAAAGTGCTAGGGCCAAAGCTTCCGATGAAGCTGAGAAACTAAAGGAAGAAACGGGTGGTGACATCAGTGAAATCCTTGAGCAATACAAAGATGATAATGTTGAATTACAGAAGATTCGTCACAGAACCCAAGCACTTCGTCAGCTTAATTTATCGTTAGGCGAGCGTGTTTTGGAACTGGCTGAGAAGCAAAAACATGGGGGTGGTTTACTCCATGAAGAAGCTGCTGAATTTGTAGAGAAGACAGGTTTGTTTGCCAACACTATGGAACTCACGAAGTTAGCTTCAAGAGAATTTTCGCGTGGTCTGGGTAACTACCGGATGATAATGAAAGGTGACCCTACTCTGATGGAAGGTCTAAGAACAGGTAAAGCCAGTGGTGACATTGGCACTCTTGCTAATACCATTCTATCTATGACTTCTGCTGGCAAAGGTAAGATTAACTTGAAGGGGCTTAAAGAAGCTACCAACAAGATTAAAGACCCTACGTTCCTTGATGAAGTCATTCGTTTACGCTCCGCAATGATGCTATCTGGCCCTTCTACTATTGAAGCGGCTGGCTTGTCTAACATGGCCAAGTTATGGACTGAACCCTTCGTTGAATGGGTAGGTCATCTAGGCCGTGGTTCTGCCAAGAAGAAAGCTCGTGTTCGTGCCATAGCTCAATATGCAGGTAACAGACGCTTCTTCTTTTCATCATGGAAACAGGCAGCTAAAGCTTGGAAGAATGGACAACATATTACTGACCCATTCATTACTAAGGTTGAGAACCAGACTGATAATGCGTTAGCTAATATGAGTTGGGCAAGGCGCAATCTTTATGAACGAGGTGTTAACTTTGCTCACTTAGCCCTTCTATTTCTTGATGAAGGTATAAAGTCTAATCGTGCGCGTTCCTTAATATATGCTGATACTTTTTCAGAAGCTGCCGAGCAAGGTTTGGCTACTAAAGGTGATGCCTTTGAAGCACTACTTCAAAAGAATCTTGATGCTAAGATTGATAGGAATGGAATGCTTCGTGACGCAGAAATCTTACGAGAAATCCGTGAGACTACATATACCTCTGACCTTGAAGGAACTGTTGGAACGGCTGTAACTGCCGTAGCAAATATCGGTGGGGGATGGGGTAGGTTAATCGCTGTCCCCTTTATCCGTGCGCCTATTAACATAGTTTCTGAAAGCTTAATGTATATTCCTGGCACTAAGTTCTTATCTGCAAAACAGAAGAATATTATGGCCAACGGGTCACCGATAGCTAAGGCTAAACTGAAGGCCCGTAAGCAACTTGGTACTGCGGCTATTGGTGCGCTTTGGTATGCGGCTGAAGAAGATATAATTACTGGCAGTGGCCCTGCTGATTACAAGCTTAGGGCAGATTGGAAGGCGATGGGTTATGAACCTAACTCTATTCGCATTGGTGACGAGTGGGTGAGCTATGCAAAGCTTGGCCCTATCGGTTTGCTAATGGGTTTAGTGGCTGATGTTAACTGGATTACTAAGAAAGATTTGTCCGGTACTAATGTTGTGGATGCAACTAATGAGGTTCTAGCAGCCTCTATTTATGCTGTTACGAACAACGTACTGAACAAGGCTTACTTCTCTTCAGTCAGTGGTCTGATGGATGGTTTGCAAAGTCCTGAAACGCTTGGAACAAAACTACAAAGTTGGTTCTTGTCATTTACTCCTAACGTACTGAATCAGATGAACAGTGACTTGGAATTAAAAGAGGCTACTTCCATGATGGAAAAGCTTCAGAGAAGGATTCCAATTTGGTCAGAAAGTCTTGGAAATCAGTATGACCTTTATGGTCGCGTAATAACCAAGCCAGCCCATGATATTCCTGTTTATGGCTACATGTTTAAGAATCGTGAGATTGTTAAAGATGCTGTTGCAGAAGAAGTCTATCAACTAGGCAATGGACTAGACAAAGCAATACTTTCCAAACCTTCGTATGCGTTGGGAGTCACTAACACTGACTTTAGAGAAGTATATGATTATGGTGAAAGTGAATCAGTTTATGCCAAGTACAATCGTATTATTGGTGAGACACGCGACCCAAATACTGGTCTTGATTTACATTCAGCTTTAGAAAGTTTCATAAACAGTCCTGACTATCGTCTGCTTCCTCATTCAACCTTGGGTGACATCACCCCACCTAAAGTGAAGGTGATTAAGAAAATCGTTGAAGGTTACCGAAGAATGGCTCTGGTAGAACTTGCAAGAATATCTCCAGCCTATACGCAGGAACAAAATGCCCGATTTGAAAGAATAGAAGACATCTTTCAGTAACCCCAATAAGCCCCTCAATCGAGGGGTTTCTTTTACCCCCCCTTATTTAAACCATAGAGAATTAACATGGCCTTATCCTTTGTGACATACACGGGTGACGGGAGCAACAGAATATTTAACGTCACATTCCAATACTTGCTACAAGCAAACGTATACGTGAAAGTTAATAATGTTGCCGTTACTTACACATGGCTAGACTCCAGTAGAGTTCAGCTAACAACAGCCCCTGCATCTGGAGCAGTGGTAGAAGTTCGTAGAATTTCTAACAGAGCAACACGAGTTGTTGACTTCCAAGATGGTGCTGTCCTTACTGAAGCGGCACTTGATGCTGACAGTAACCAGCTATTTGAAATGACACAAGAAGCTTTTGATGCTTCAGATTCAGCGGTAAAGCTTGATTCAGACAACGTGTTTACTGCAGCCAATAAGCGCATTAAGAACGTAGCTGACCCTGTTAACGCACAAGATGCTGTTACTAAAACATGGGCAGAAACTGCTCAAACTGCACAGCTTAGTTCAGCGACTGCTCAAGCAGTTATAGCAACAACTAAGGCTGCAGAAGCTGCTACGTCTGCGACTAACTCAGAGACATCTAAGACTGCTAGTGGTGTAAGTGCTACTGCATCTGCTGCATCTGCAACTGCTGGTGCTGCAAGTGCTGCAACCGCAACTACCCAAGTTACTTTAGCTACTGCACAGAAAACTATAGCAACAACCAAGGCTTCAGAGGCCAGTGCGTCAGCAACAGCTTCAGCAGCGAGTGCAACAGCATCTGCCGCAAGCGCAGCAGCGAGTGCAGCCAGTGCAGCATCTATAACGGGTGCAGAATCAACGGCAACCACTAAGGCTAGTGAATCAGCAGCAAGTGCAACAGCATCTGCTAACTCTGCCGCAGCAGCAGCCGCAAGCTTTGACTCGTTTGACGACAGGTATCTTGGTGCTAAAGCATCTGAACCATCAACTAATAATGATGGTGACGCTCTCGTGGCTGGCAACCTGTACTTTCTAACTGGCACAGGTATGCAAGTCTACGATGGGGCCAACTGGATTGCAGCTAGTTCTAGTGGCAACGTGTCTCTGTATTCTTACGAGTATATAGCCACCGCAGGGCAGACAAGCTTTTCAGGCGCAGATGTTAATGGTCAGACTTTAAGCTACACAGCGAATAATATTCATGTGACTTATGGCGGCTTGGATATTCCTAAAGCTGACTATGTAGCCACTAACGGAACTACAATTGTCCTAGACGATGGTGCTGTGGTCGGTACGATTGTTCGCATTGTCGCTTTCCAAAGCTTTGTCGTAGCTAACACCTATACACAGGCACAAGCTGACGCACGTTATAAAGCGATTGGTGCGAGCGAGGGTGGGCCTAGTTTAGGTACTAACAGCGTTCTGA